GAGGCAGCCATCGATGAACCAACCGCACCTACCGCAGCCGCACCTACCGCAGCCGCCGCAACGTTCATGCGAAGACTCAGGACCGGGAAGGCCAGCTTGAGGATCTGTTTGATCATAATACCTTCGTGTAAAGTCTCTCGGTTTCATGAAAACCCAGCCGCTCAAAAAGCCTCCCCATGTCTAGGTGTAGCTTCGTGCCAGTGAAAATCTTTTTGACGCCCCGTGCCTTCAGGGTCTTCTCCACTGTCTTGAAAAGCTTCACGCCTACCCATCCTTGCCGATGCTCTGGTTGGATGTAGTACACGTCAGTAAAACCGTGGAGGTCGTTCTTGTAATGGAGGTGCGGTCGGACGATACTGATGTGGTATCCGACGATCTGACCCGCTTCTCGAGCCGTGACAATGTGTAAGGCCCCCGCATCTGCGAAGTCTTCGTAACTCTTATAGTCAGGGGCCAACTTTATCGAGTCACGATTGATCGCGATCTCTTCCCAATGGCGAGGCCACAGGGGCTCCATTTCAGTAACGATGTCCCGCCACTGTTCTACTTGGTAGGTAATCACTATTTGGAGGTCCTAATGTCCACCACCATATGGATACGGTCGATGGGCGAATTGTTGATTACTTCATGCTCTTCTTGATTCTGGAACCACCAAGTCTCTCCTGGGGCCATGTAGACATCCTCATCACCTGTACGGAAGTAGACCCCAGGGGCGCTCTGAAGGACCACATGGAACCTATCCCAGTACTCTGCGTGGACAGGGGTGTCCGCGTGAGGGAAAATGCGGCCACCAGGGGCGATCTTGTTGATGATCACCCGGCCTAGACGCTCACCTGCAACACGAGCCATAAGGCCCATGACGATTTGGCGAGCCTCCGGGAGAACCTTGTAGGCCGGTTGGTCTACGTTCTCGTGCTGATCGAAGTTAGCCATATGGTTCTTCAGGGCCTCCTCAGTCTCATGAACTGAACGCGGAGGGAACCGGAGGATGATCGACTCGATCTCCCCAAAGGGACCTTGGGGGTAATCGCGGAGGTAGGTGTCCTCTTTCCAGAGGTTGGGACGGCGTTGGATTGCCAGATTCAGGGGGATAACATCGAGGCCAGCCCCGATACGCATAAAGTTCTTCATACTCTCTATTAAGGGACGTGTACGCCTATCTGCTCGAGTGCAGCCACGAGCGTTGCAATTGTCCGTTCCAGTTTCTTCAGTTCCTCAGTGAGAAAGAGGACCTGCGACTGGGGGTTTTGTGGGACATCTGCGCGTACGTATTTTTGAAGGGGATAGGTGTAGATCATCTTCGACTCAAGGTCTTCACATCAAAGTCCATACCTGAGAACTGGAAGTTGGAGATCGAATCGGTACTCACCTTGTAGGCCAGATAGCGACCTGCGACCATCATGTCCAGCTTGTAGTCCTCTGCGGGGCTGTAGGTCTGGGAGGAACGGTAAGCAGCCGTCTGTGTCGGGAGGTCCGAGGAGCCCACTTGGAACGTGAAGACACCCGTGGAGTCCTCGAAGGAACACTGAGGCACAAGACTCTGGATCAACTTGTAGCCCCGAAGACTCGTGGGAAGCCCTGCGTTGTCCATGTCCAAGCCCGTGCGTTCCACATAGGCAGTCTTGAGGGTCTCTCGGTGTGCCGGAAGGTTCACTAGGCCAGCCGTGGGGAGATCCACAGCGAAGACTCGAGTGTCCGTGATTCCTGCATCCTGATCCGCAACCGACAGCATGATCGGCATCTTCGGTGTGGTACCGATGAAGCTGGTATAGCTGGTGTTGTAGAGCTCGTAAGTGTCAGTGACATCCGGGAACGAGTTAGCCACCAGGGACGCATTGGCCTCTGCACCACCTACGATGTTCGGGAGGTCCATGAAGGACCACGTGTCCGTCTTGTAGTTGTAGATGGCCGCTTGGTTACAGAAGTCAGCCTTGACGAACGCAGCCTCATCCTGCAGCGTTGGGTAGCTGAAGTGGATCAGGTTGGCGACCGAATCATGGACCACGAAGCACGAGGACTGCCGGGTACGGTCGAGTGAGTTATAGATCGTCCGACGAACACGACCATCAGCCACGGATTGCTTAGAGATACCATCGTGGACGTAGATGTCGTTCTCACCGAAGACATAGTGCTTGCCCTCTACCTCAACGACACAGTTCGTGTTGATGATGCCACCCTCGAACGGAAGCCTACGGAACCCGAAGACCGCTGAGTCCCCACGGTAATCCACAAGGAACAGTTGGGACTGGTTGTAGACGATGAAGGAGTTCCCAAGGACTAGGCCGTCCCGAATGGGTGACCTCATCTCAGACAGGACGTTCTCCCCTGCTACATAGTTGGTGTTCGCGGGGTCCCAGGTGATCGTGCTGAGTGCTGCACCGTACTGGATCGGGTTACACCACTTAAACATCGTGGGGTACTTCACCCCGTTCTTCTCGATGTTCATCATGATTGCGTAGTCGAGGTACGACCGAACTACAGCAGCGGTATCCGTGGCTACCCAGTCGCCAGCAATCTGGCTGTACGTGGCATCATTGTTCGGGATGTTCCGCACATACGGACGCATACCCTTGCGAGCCAGGAAGGAAATCCCCGCTACTTGCGCATGGGACCACGGGTTGTCATTGGTGACCGTACCCGAGGTAGGCGTGAGGAATGTTAGCGCGTTGTTTGGATACGCACGTACGGTACCGTCTCTTTCACAGACGAAGACAGCCTCTCCAACTTGGGCATCTGCATAAGAGCCCACGAAACGAGCAAGCGAGGAAGTGCCACCTTCAGCAGAGTCATAAGGGTTCGTATTGGAATCGAAGGACCCCGAGGACCCATCGTATGTGAGGGCAGACCGGATCGGGTTGAACAACTGCTTGAACACAGGAGCACGGGTGATCCGATCCTCGTCAAAGATGACGTTGTTTGCAGCAGAGAAAGCGTTAGGCGGGAGGTCGTACGGGTTCGCATCGGTGATGACCCCCACGCCCCCTAGCTTGCGAAGCGGGAGAGTCGGCATTGAGCGTTACGTCTTCATGATGTAGGCCAGGGCCAAGTACGGAGGGAGACACCCGTGTTGGTGATCCCCGACAAGGTTAGCCGTGTGGGTATGGGTAGCCGGGGCAGAGACAGCAGTAACTACCGTGGCCCCTGTACCAGCTTGAACGGTACCCGTGGTAACCCCTGGGGCCCCTGCGGAGGCTCCATTGACCGTATGGGTATGGGACCCTGCCATGGAGGTACTAGCGGACCCACCGGTATCCGAGGGTGCATAGGTAGCCCCTGCACCAACCACGAACTTATCCGTGAGGTTGGGGGTACCATTGGTCCCATCGCAGAGCGCATAGCCCGTGGGGATGTCCACCAGGGCCCCAGACCACATGACGACGACACCCTTAGGAACCGGGTAGCTCATCTGAGCAGCCGTGAGGTTCACAGGGGCATCCAGCAGGGGGAAGGTGTTCTTCAGGGCCAGCTTTATGGTTCTAAGGTGATCGTCGGACTGGGAGACCGAATCGGTACTAAGGGGGTTCGCGGGGTTAAGCTGCGAGATGTATTGGGCAGACTCGAGAGGCATCTGAGCTTAGACCTTCATGATGTAGGAAAGGGCATAGAACGGGGGCCTGTTGTCGAAGGGCTGCGAACCACCCGCGTTATCAACGGCAAGACTGTGGTAGTGGCTACCCTTAACGTCCGTGATGATCATGTGGCTGTGATCGCCCGCATCGTCCGTAGGGTTCTGATAGCGCCCCGAGGAGTACCCGGTATTGACCGGAATGTTTGCACCGCCATTGTCCGAGCCTGCCTGCACAGAGCCGAGGTTTGGAAGCGTGTGGTGGTGATTCCCGATAAGGTTCGTCTGTCCACCGTGCTGGTGGTCACCCGTGGTACTCGTTACGCCTGAGTGGTTATGCGAAGGCATCTGGTTCCACGACAGGGCCACGAAGGCATTACCTCCTGCAGTCCCGTTTGCGTAACTACCACCCGCACCAACAATAAAGCGGTCCCTAAGGTCCGGGGTGGTGATATTCCCAGTCCCATCAGACTTAGCTACAGTTTGCCCATTACACAATGCCCACCCTGCAGGGACCGTGGCTTGAGACCACATAATAATCCCGCCAATAGGCATGGCTTGGTTAATCTGAGCTTGATTCAGAGTAACGGGACCAGTAATGGCGGGGAATGTCGCCTTGATCGTACTTTTTATTAGACGGATATGATCGTCTGCAAAGGCAATCTGATCACTACCAAGCGGATTAGCTGGTACGAGACCATTAATATAAGTTGCTGTTTCAAGAGCCATGGGTATCTTAGTTACTATAGGATACCCTTGGGGTACCTTTGGTTTCTCTATAGTAAGACCATAGATTAACCATTATTGATTATCCTATATTAATAACATATAGGGCTTATAGGAAACTACTGGGATCTTTAAGGAACCTTAGGGAAAACCTAAAGAACCTTAAGGATCCCCCCTCCCCCTTGTAGTCCTGTAAATGGAGTATCTAGGCCTAAAGTTGGGTGAAACTTGTACAACTTCCATGGGACCTAAGGGGGTACTTTGGTGTCCCTTAGGGGAAGAAATAGGGGGTACTTTCGGGCCTGGAGGGGGCCAGGGGACTAGGGGGGGTACTATGGGGAACCGCTAGGAACTGTGTGGTGAAAAAGAGACAATGGGGTGCTGAGGTTTTCTGGGGGAAAGCGCACTCACACACGAGGTTGAACAACAACAACAACGAAGGGCCTTTAGCGGCCTTTTTGAAGTCATTCCATCGAGACCCTAGGGGGTACATTTGCTAGCGTCTGGGCCACGAGCTCGAGCGCTTCTCGCCTACTGCCATCGCTAAGTCCTTGATAACAAAGGAGAAGCACTAGATAAAGTATCTAATGTATAGAAACCTGAGGGAATCCGGGGGACATTGGCTTACGTATTGGTACGCATTGGCCTACTAGGTAGCACTGGCTGTGCGCCTACTACAGGATCTAGAGGGATGCAAGGTGTACCGTGATATATCAGATACAAAGGAATTTAGTCTGGGGTGCATGATCGTTCTTTTAAGAAGGCGCACGAACCACCTAGGGAAACCTCGAGACACCAGGAGAGAACAGGAAGGAACAAAAAGTTTCACAAAGTTCTTGCACAACTCTGCACAGATACGCTATAGTTCATCCATCGCAGCACTCAATACAAACCAGGAGCATCACATGCGTAAGTATTTTGTCTCTCCTAACGGCCAATGCCGTGCCTCACTGTTAGAAGTAGTTGGCGACGTTGCAATCATGTTGAATGAAGAACTGGTTGATGGTCTCTGGGTTGAAGTAGGCACCGAAAACCTCCGCGCTGATCGTGTGCTTCAAGCTCTGGAAGAGATGAACGAAGGTATGGTTGAAATGAACGAGACGGGCGTACCTAAGGCAAACCAAAGGTATAGCGCTGTCTTTAAGGCCATTCGCACCTTGAAGGAAGTCCGCAATGCCTATCAGGAGCATACAGAGGCATGGAAGCACACAGATAATGCGATTGAACAACTAGAGTGTGCCCTAAAGGCTATTCTCGAAGTTAATCAAAACAAATAACTCAACGAACCCCAAAGAACCCTGGAGAATCCAAATGAATACGACTACCAACCTCGCAGACTTCGGCACCCGTGAACTCAAGATGGTCCGTGATTTATTATCGGCAATGCTCGAGCAAGGCCTTCCGGATGACTTTGAGAATGATGGTGTTGTCCCGATGATGAACCAGAATAGCGGCAATGTGTTCCTGACTAACTCAGAGTTCCAAGTGGCAATGCTGAATGGTGACAAGCTGGAATCTTTCTACAATAGCCCGTATGAAGGCAAGGAAGGATTCTTTGATGAACTGCTGAATGAGTATGCAGATATGCACCATGAAGACCAAGAGTGGTTCAAAGACCTTGCGGAATCCCTCGGTCGAACCGATGAACTCCCGGAAGATACTGTTACCAGCCGTCCTACATTCGAGCAAGCCAAGAAAGAATACGTGCACCGCTACACCATGGAACACATTCCCGAGTGGGCTAAGACTCGCTCGTGTGACCACGGTGGAACAGAAACGAGATACTACGCACCGCAATACCGTACTGATGCTGAGTGGTATGAGAACACTATGTTTCCTGAAGAAATGGAATGTGGTGATGATGGAGAGTATCAAGACGCGGCGCACTCGATCAATCAATCATGGCCTTTGGGACAATGGCTAGATAAACCGTACACCAAGTAATCAGGTCGAAACCCTAGGCTCCCTCTAGGGTCTGCGGGTAACGCCCGTACTTAGAAGCGCAGCTTCGATAAGCGAAGCGTGATGAGACCACTTAATCACTAAAGGGCAGCATGTCCGATTCCCTTAGCATCTTCATGTTCTCCATAGTCTTCTTATTACTATGCGTAACAATCGCGGCCCCCCTAGGCTACCTTATAGACCGTGTGAGAGCCGTGTATGCCGCACAGTTACCGAAAGTCCACATCCATCGAGCTATCCGGGATCGTAATGACGTTATCTGAAATCGTAGCAACACTGCAGACCCTAATGACCCAAAGGGCCCCAGGGGTTACCCAAGTGGCACACTATGCCAATGGGCAATTTACAACCAATACACTTAAGGAAGCAGCGTGAATAATCAGCGAAAGTCCTTCCTTCGTCGTGAAATGCTAGCGTGCGCTAAAGAAGCAGAGGCAGAACTAAAGTATGGGACTGTGGCACGTGCTGTGTACTGGCTCGGACAAGCTGCAGCTCGCCTACATTCCCTGGGCGGGCTTATGGGACGATGGTAGACAGTGGCTAATACATACCGGCCAAAGTGTCTTCACATATGCCCAGGCTGCGCATGGAAAGGAATACGTGCAAGGGTCCGCAAGTGTCCTAGATGTGGCTTCTGGCACCCTAAACCGAAGGATACACACTCAGCATGAGACCCTCAGCACACCATGCAACCAAGGCCCTCGAGGCATACTCACGGGCCCTCAAACCTACCCCAGAGCTAATCCATGCGCTTACCTCCACGATAGCGGAGGAACTAGCGAAGACCCTTTGTGGTCCCGTAGAGATAAGACTACCGGGGAACATCCGGGTAACGAGGAAACCATGAGCAAACTAGACTACCTAATTGCACGCAAGGTGTTTCGTGCTAACCGAGCAGCAGGAGAGATTCACGCATATGCAATGGTTGCTATGTGCTGTGGCGACTACGTGGCGGCGCAACTACGTTTTATCCAACAATGATGCCAGCATCCTCAATACAACCAAAGCATAGACCCTAGGGAAACCCCTGGGGTTTTTGCTTTGGTTGTCTCTGATTAGACCCTTAGGGAAACCTTGCTTCGCTTGTCGAAGCTTGCGCTTCTTGAGGGTCGCTGGCGCTTGCTCGTCTATTCCCTTTGGGTTTCCCTGGGGAACCGTAGGAGCTCGAGCGCGTGGTGATACGGACTGATTCCTCTTAC